CCTTTCAGTATCCGTCAAGAAGTACGCAGGACAACAGACATTTTCCGTTGAATTGCTTGACCGTACTTCACCGCTATTTTTCAATGAGTTATTGACAAACATGTCAGCAGCGTATGCAAAAGCAACAGACCTTGCGGTTTACACTGCACTTGCAAGCGGTGCAACAGCCGACGCAACAACACTGACAACATACCCAACCGCAGCTGAATTGCTTGGTTTTGTTTCACGTGGTGCTGCTTCAGTTTATTCAAACACACAGGGATTTGCGCGCAACATTCTTGCAAACACATCACAGTGGGCAAACCTAATGACATTGAACGATTCAGGTCGTCCAATCTACATGGCTGCACAACCTTCAAACGCGGGTGGTTCAGTTCGTCCAGATTCAATTCGTGGAAACGTTGCTGGACTTGATCTTTACGTCACTGCAAACGTACCGTCAGCAAATGACACTGACAAAGATGATTCAATGCTAATCATCAACCCAACTGCATACACATGGTATGAATCACCAACGTATCGCCTACGCGCTGACGTTATTGCTTCAGGTCAGGTTTCAGTTTCAGTTTATGGATACGGTGCAATTGCAACGAAAATCGGTGCAGGCGCATTCGGTATCAATAAGACCTGATAACTAACCCCCACTAATCATGCGGCGGGTTCTCCCGATCTCGCCGCAGCCGATCGAAAGGAAACGGACATGCCAGTCATTGTTACTGCAAGCCAATTGCGCACGGTGCTTGGCGTGTCCGTTTCACTTTATTCAGACAGTTACCTGGACGAAATCATTAATACCGCTGAAGCGGTCATTTTGCCCATGTTGGTTGCAAACACTTCAGCCGTTAATGCGTACAAATTAGAATCAAACATTGCTTATTTTTACACCGCACGCGAACACCATTTTGTTGCTGGTCAGTCAGTCATTGTTGCTGGTTTGCCTGCGCCGTTCACTGCAACACATACCGTTGTTACCGTCACGCCTTATTCATTTACCGCTGCATTGACTTCATCAAATGTCACATTGCGCGACATAATTCCGACAGGCACTGCAACACTTTCAGGCTATTCAGCAGCTGATCTATACGCAAACACCCCAGCAATTGAATCTGCGATTTTGGCAGTTAGCGTTGAAGTTTTTCAGTCACGCGTTGCCGCAGGCGGTCAGATCGAAGGAGTCGATTTTGCTTCGACCCCCTATCGTATGGGGAGAAGTTTGACGAATCGCGTCAGTACGCTCTTAATGCCTTACCTGGACGTTGAAACGGTCGTTCAATAAGTGCCAGCCAACGCCGTATCCGAAACCCGTGCAGCCCTAGCCAACGCCTTTAGCGCACTATCTGCCAACGTGTATTCAAGCGTTCCCGAAGCACCAATTCCACCCGCGATTGTGGTCGTGCCCGATTCGCCTTACATGGAAGTTGTGTTGATCGGTAAAGCAAAGACACAGGTGAAAATCAATTTTGCAATTACTGCAATCGTTGCTTCAAATAGCAATGCAGGTTCATTAGATAACCTGGAAAAACTAATCATAGGAATTCTTGCGGCAATGCCCGCAGGATACGTTGTTGGCGTTGTTGAAAAGCCGACAGTCTTGGAAGTAGGTCAAAGTCCAATGCTGGTGGCAGACATAAACGTTTCGACGTACTACACACAAACAACATAGGGGACAAAATGCCAACGACAATCATAACTGGTCGCGATTTAGTCGTGACCATTGCAACCGTTAACTACGACGCGCAGGCGACCAGCGCAACACTTGCGAATTCACCAACCGTCGAGACTTACCAGACACTTGACGGCAAGGCTTACAAGCACATTGACGACCAGTGGACATTTGACGTTTCAATGCTTGCAGACTGGGGTGCTTCAGGTTCATTGTGTGAAGCACTATGGACTGCATGCGAAACTGCACCAAACACAGTTTTGGCGGTTTCATTAACTGCCGTGACTGGTGCGGTGTTTGCATTCAACGTAATGCCAGTATTTCCTTCAGTCGGCGGGTCAGCACCTGACGCGCAGACCGTTGACCTATCATTCATAGTGGTGGGAACACCTACTGAAACATTCAGTTAAAAACTACTAATCGGGAGAAAAAATGAAACTACCAATCACAATTGAATACAACAACGGCGACCAAATCACCTACACGGCTGCACCGCCTGAATGGGTGAAATGGGAAAAAAGCACTGGGAACACCATTAGCCAAGCGCAAGAAAAGATCGGAATTTCTGATCTTGTATTTCTTGCCTATCACGCCATGAAGCGAGAAGCAGCTGGGAAACCAGTTAAGCCAATCGAAGCATGGACGGAAACCATTTCCGAAGTGATCGTCGGTGAAGCAAACCCAAAAGCCACCCAGTCGGAAGCCTAAGTCGAATCGTGTGGGAGATAGCCCTGGCAACGGGGCTATCCCCAAATGAGTTTGAAAGTGCCGAAGACATTTTGACGATACTGGAGATTTTGGAAAGGCGGAAAAATGGCAACTGAAGCAATCAGTTATGACAAAGCCGAATTGCGCGCCATTCTCAAATCTTTCAAAGCAATGGACGAAGAAGCAACCCAGCAAGCCAAGAAGCAAACTTCAGAATTGGCTGACTACGTCCGTACAAAGATCATTGCCACGGCTAACCAATCAACCAACCGCGTTGCACCCAAAATCGCCCAGGGTTCAAAGGTTTCGAAGTCGTCTAAGATCGGTGAAATTTCATTTGGTTTTGCTGCCCAAAAGTTAAGCGGTGGCGGTACAACGCAACAGGTTTGGGGCGGTTACGAATTCGGTTCAAATCGTTTTAAGCAATTTCCAGTGTGGTCAGGTCGTGAAGGTCGCGGGTCACGCGGTTGGTTTATTTATCCAACCAAGCGCAGCGCCCAACCTGAAATCATCAAAAAGTGGGAAGAAGCATTTTCAACAATCGTTAGGAAGTATGACTAATGGCTGGCAGTCGCACCCTCAAACTTTCGATTCTTGGTGACGTTGACAATCTCAACAAATCGCTGAAAACCGCTTCAGGTGACGTTGATTCATTTGGCGACAAGGTTGGCAAAGCAGGTTTAGCAATTGGCAAGGCGTTTGCCGCAGCTGCTGCCGCTGCTGGTGCTGCTGCTATCGCAATTGGTATCGACGGCGTAAATGCTGCGATCGAAGACGAAAAAGCACAAACTCAATTGGCATTGGCATTGGAAAACGCCACAGGCGCGACCACTGCCCAAATCGCTGCAACTGAACAATCAATTCTTCAAATGTCACTTGCAACGGGTGTGGCTGACGACGAATTGCGCCCAGCGCTTGGTCGCCTGGTTAGATCGACGGGCGACATTACAAAGGCGCAAGATTTACTTTCAACCGCCCTAGACATTAGCGCGGCAACAGGCAAGCCAGTTGAAGCAATCGCAAACAGTCTTGCCAAAGCCTATGACGGCAACACCGCAGCCCTGGGCAAATTGGGCGTTGGTTTATCTACCGCCGAATTGAAAACAATGTCATTTGAGCAGGTGCAAGGTCGCCTGACTGAATTGTTTGGTGGGGCAGCCGCTGCAAACGCTGACACATACGCGGGCAAGATCGCACGCGTGCAGGTCGCCTTCGACGAAGCAAAGGAAACCGTTGGTACGGCATTACTTCCAATCCTTGACAAATTGTTGGTTTTCATCAACGAAAACGCATTGCCAGCAATTAACGCATTTTCTGACGCCTTTAGTTTGACGCAAGGTGACGGGCTTGGCAAGGTCATGAGCGACGTCGCTTCAACAATCAAAAAAGTTGTTCAGCCTATTTTTGAAGGTGCAAAATCAGTTTTTGACAATGTCAAGAATGCAATCATGAATAGCAAAGATGAATTTTCGGCGTTCTGGGACGTAGTCAAATTTATTGCGCCGTTGATCGGAAATGTCATTGGCGCACAATTAAAGGCAATTGGCACTATCGCTGAAGTGGTCATCACTATTTTTGGCAAAGTGCTGGGCGCAATAAAGCCGATTTTGAATACTGCCATTGACGGTATCAATTTGGTTATTCGTGGGTTGAATTTAATCAAGCCAGGTTCGGACATTAAGTATTTGCCAAAAATTGGTGATACCGCTGGTTCAACTTCGACTGGGGCATTGGGCAATTTCCAAATGTCGACCGGAACGGTTTATCAAACACCTGAGCAACAGGCACAATTGGAAGCAAGCAAAGCGGCAGCCTTAGCCGAAGCGAAGATCATTGTTGCGGGTCAAGCAAAAGGTTTGACTGCTGCCCAGTCATTAGCCGCAGCAGCTGCGACTTCATCATCAAATGTTGTTTCAAGCAACTTTAACCCTGGCACATTCCGCGAGGGCGAAGCGGCAACCAGCGGCACAATAATCAACGTGAACGTGACTGGTGCAATCGATTCAGAAGGCACGGCGCGAACAATCGTGGACACATTAAATAATTCCTTTTATCGCGGCACTGGTGGGGCTGGCAATTTGGTGGCAGTTTAATGACGCAATGGAATCCTGTTTGGCTTGTTGAAATTGACGGCGTTGAATACACAGACGCGATTTTGGCTAACCTTGTGATTCGCAGCGGTCGAACAAACATTTACGAGCAAGCCCAGGCAGGTTATGTCAATCTACAATTGTTAGACGTGAATCAAACCGCAATCCCAGTCTCAATAAATTCAACAATCGGCGTTTCAATCAAAGACACGTCAGGGACATTCGTTGCCATTTTCGGCGGCAACGTCGTTGACATTGGTTTGGAAGTTCGCGACGTGGGAACAACCATGTTCACGCAGACTTATTCGATCACCGCATTGGGTGCATTGGCACGTTTGCCAAAAGTCATTTACACCGACGCACTTGCCCGCGATTTTGACGGCGATCAGATTTTTGAAGTTTTGCAATCAGTTTTATTTGGTTCATGGGCTTCAGTGCCAGGGGCGTTGACTTGGGCAACCTATAACCCGACAACAACCTGGGCAAATGCCCAAAACACAGGTTTGGGCGAAATCGATCGTCCAGGCAATTATGACCTTGCAGCGCGTGGCAGTGGACAAGATCCAATTGACGTTTATTCGCTTGTTTCAGCATTGGCAACGTCAGGGCTGGGCTATTTGTACGAGGACGCACAGGGACGAATTAACTATGCCGATTCGACCCACCGCACCAATTACCTTGCAGCAAATGGTTATGTCGATCTTGACGCCAATCAAGCACGCGCCGCAGGACTTAGAATTCAAACCCGCGTGGGCGATGTTCGAAATGCAATAACAATTAAATACGGCACAACCAGTCAAAACGACGTGTCCGATAGTGACCCAGCGTCAATCGCGCTTTATGGCAACCTTGCACAAATCATCACAACGACATTGCACGACGCAGCTGACGCCAACGCGCAGGCTGCGTTCTATTTGTCATTGCGTGCGAATCCTCAGCCCATTTTTAGTGAAATTACCTTTGACTTGACCAACCCTGAAATTGATAATTCAGACCGTGACAACCTAATCAAAGTTTTCATGGGTGAAGCCATTAACATCAACAATTTGCCCGACAACATGAGTTCAGGTAGTTTTCAAGGATTTGTGGAAGGTTGGTCGTTTCAAGCCGCTTATAACCGTTTGAGTGTGACCTTGTTATTGTCACCGCAGGCGTATTCCACGCAGGCAATGCGTTGGAATGACGTGCCGATCACCGAAACATGGGCGAGCGTGTCGCCGACTTTAGACTGGGCAAATGCGACAATAGTCGCCTAAGGAAAGGAAACTCAAATTACAAACCCAACGAGCAATTATGGTTTTCAAATGCCAACTTCGACTGACTTGGTAACGGACTTACCAGCAGATTTTGAAGTTTTTGGTCAAGCCCTTGACACTAAATTTGCTGGATTGACCGTTAATGCACAAACTGGCACGACTTACACGGCAGTAAAAGCCGACGGTTTAAATTCGATCGTGACAATGGACAATGCTTCAGCAAATACCTTTAGAATCCCAACTGACGCGACCTATAACTTTCCAACTGGCACAACCCTGATCGTTTATCAAAAGGGTGCTGGTGTGACAACGATCAACGCGGTTACTTCAGGTACAACGACAATTTCAAGCGCAGGCGCAGTTTCGGCAGCACCAGTCTTGGCACAATACAAATCAGCTGCTTGTATCAAACTTGCTGCAAACTCATGGATTGTGGTTGGTGCGATTGCATAATGCAAAACACATTGGTTGGGATTATTTCAGCAACTGGGTTACCAGCACTTCAAATTGAATACCTAGTCATTGCAGGTGGCGGTGGCGCAGGTGCATTTGGTGGCGGTGGCGCAGGTGGTTATAGAACAAGCGCAAGCGGGCAAACATCAGGTGGCGGTGGTTCTACTGAAACTCCACTGACACTGACGACTTCTACAAATTACACAGTCACAATCGGTGGTGGTGGTGGTGGTGGAACTGCGGAAGCACCAGGTTCAGTTGGCAGCAATTCAGTTTTTAGCACAATTACATCAACAGGTGGCGGTGGTGGTTCGGGTGGTGGACAACCAGCCAATCGCGATGGTGGCGCAGGCGGTTCAGGCGGCGGTGCGACTGGTGCTTCAGGCGTTGTTGGTGCGGGAACAACAAATCAGGGTTATGCGGGCGGTTTAGGTTCAACAGACGGTGTTAGTTATACATCAGGCGGCGCAGGTGGCGGCGCAGGTTCAGTCGGTGGTGCAGCAGGCGCAAGCGGTGGCAATGGTGGCGATGGTGTTGCAAATAACATCACAGGTTCGTCAGTAACTAGAACAGGCGGCGGAGGTGGCGGTCTAAATGCTGGCGCAGGTTCAGCAGGTGCAGCTGGTTCTGGCGGGGGTGGTGCTGGTGGCAAAAACGGTGGCGGTACTGCTGGAACAGTAAATACAGGCGGAGGTGGCGGTGCAAACGGAACAACTAGCGGAAACGCAGGAGGATCTGGAATTGTTATTCTAAAATATCCAAGTGCTTACACGATCACGGTTGGCGCAGGTTTGACCTCTAGCACAACAACATCTGGTGCATACAAAATTACATCATTTACTGCTGGGACTGACAACGTAAGTTGGGCTTCATAATGGCACATTACGCATTTTTAAATGAAAATAACATTGTCACAGAAGTTATTGTTGGAATTGACGAAACCGAAAAAATTGAAGGTTTATTGCCTGAGATTTGGTACGGCAATTTTAGGGGTCAGGTGTGCAAACGTACTTCGTACAATGGCAAAATTCGAAAGAATTACGCGGGCATTGGTTACACATACAACGAAACACTTGACGCATTTATTGCGCCGGAACCAGTGGGACACATTGGTTTTAATGAAGAAACTTGTCAATGGCTAATGCCATTTCCAAAGGAGACGTCATGATTTATCCTGAAGGTACAAACGCTAGGCTGATCGAAGTTGCAGCAGCTGAAATTGGTACGATCGAAGAAGGCGACAACCTGACAAAGTACGGCAAATTTACAAAGGCAGACGGTTTGCCCTGGTGCGGTTCATTCGTCAATTGGTGTGCAGCCGAAGCAAAAGTAAAGATTCATTCAGTCGTTGGCACTGCCGTTGGCGCACATAAATTCAAAGAGATTCAACGCTGGTCAAGCATGCCGCAATTGGGTTATTTGGCTTTCATGGATTTTCCACACGACGGCATTGACCGCATTTCACACATTGGAATTGTTGTCGGACTAATTGACACAAAGACTTGCTTGACGATTGAAGGTAACACCAGCGGGACAGGTGACCAGCGTAATGGCGGCATGGTCATGGTCAAGGTTCGATCATACGGAGAAGGCAAGGAGATCGTCGGTTTCGGTATTCCAAAGTTTGTGCCTTACAAGGGAGAATTTCCAAAGGTTGAAATGCCAAAGTTAGCAACGAAGCCAACAAAGGAGAAAAAATGGAACAAGCCAAAGCCCTAGCAGCGTCGTGGGCGCGTTCATTCATGGCGGCAGCACTTGCCCTATACATGGCGGGTGTAACTGACCCAAAGACCCTTGCAATGGCAGGTGCAGCAGCAGTTGCACCAGTTGTTTTGCGCTGGTTAAATCCAAACGACAAAGCCTTCGGTTCTACGGGGAAGTGAACCGCAGATTCGCAGCGGCAGGGTTGGTTTGGGCACTTGCACTAACCCTGTCCGCATGCGGGTATCAGGGGTGGACACGTTATGAATGCCAAGAATTCGACAACTGGGGGGAAGCGCATTGCCAAAAACCGCAATGTTTCCCCACTGGAACATGCACT